GCCGACAATGGTAGGCGTTGATCTATCTGTGAGAGACGACTTTTCAACGGTTACATATAATATTTATTCGGTAGAGAATAAATCGTTCCACTCTTATACTGATTATTATTTTCCTGCTGGTGCACTTGAAAAGCATCCGAACTGTGAGTTATATAAAGGTTGGGTAAAAGCAGGATTTTTGCATTTGTGCAAAGGTGATATAATCGACTACAAACAGATAGTTAACGACATTCTAAGGATGGCAAAGTTCTTATGTATTCTGGGTATCGGATATGACCCATATAAATCTGCGGAGTTCGTTAATCTTTTGTCTTCTTCTGTAGGTGGTTCGGCTGACATTATTAATCCGGTAAAACAAACATACGGTACATTTACAAGTCCGGTTGAATCATTTGAGATAGCTACTTATAGTAATAAAATCAGTTTTGATCCTAATCCTATAACTCCTTATTGTTTTGCTAATGCGGTTTTGGATGAAGATAGAAACTGTAATAGAAAACCTATAAAGAAAGCACATAACGCCAAAATAGACTCTACCATAACCAATTTAATGACTTTTCATTTATTCAATAATTATACAGAATAACACGTATGGGACTTGAATTTAGTTTTAAAATAGGACGTAATAGAGAGGAAAAACGATCTCTACAGTCAGAAAAAGGAGAAAATATTATAGAGGTAAGAGATAGAACGACCAAAGAACAGCCTGTTTCTGTCAAGTCACCTGAACAAGCTATGCGATTATCAACCGCTTTTCGGTGTACGGATATTCTTTCCGGTACAATTGCTTCTTTGCCGCTTTGTATTAAGCGCAAACAGAGCGAAGGGAATTATAAAGTTGATGATGAAAACGAGATGCATTATCTGCTGACTAAAAAGGCTAACAGGCGCATGAATAGTTATGATTTGATCTGCAATGCTGTTATCCAGATGGTTAATCGGGGTAATGCTTATATATTCATTAAACGGATATTAGGGGACACTTCCGAATTAATATTGTGTTCAAATAATTCTGTTACCTATGATATCTATAGAGACGAATATATTATTTGTGATGCGATAAATAGAATATATGGAACTTATTCGGCTGAAAACGTTATCCATTTAAAAAATAAAAGTCTTGATGGTGGATATACAGGGGTAAGTACAATTACTTATGCAAGTACGGTTCTTTCCGTTTCTGCCAGTGCAGATAATCAAAGTTTGAGAACTTTTCAGAATGGAAGTAAAATAAAGGGTATTATTTCCGGTGTTAAAGGTGGCATGAAAGGAATATCTACTGTAGCTGATAAACAAACCTCAGATGTAGCGGAACGAGTAGAGAAAGATTTCAATAGCGGTAGGGACATAACATCCGTAAATGAAGATATGACTTTCACGCAACTTTCTATTACTCCTGCTGACGCACAGCTTTTGGAAACGAAGAAATTTTCGGTCTTCGATATTTGTCGATTTTACGGAGTTCATCCGGACAAGGTGTTCGCAGGACAATCAACAAATTACAAAGCGTCAGAAATGAGCCAAGTTGCTTTTTTGTCAGATACTTTAGACCCTATTTTGTGTAGGATTGAGGCGGAATTTAATTCAAAACTTGTTCCTAGAACAATCTCCCATATTTATAAAATAGAGTTTGACCGTAAAGCACTTTATAAAACTGACATAGCAACACAAACGGCGTGCATGGAAAAGGAAATTCAATACGGCGTTTCAACTGTGAACGAATGGAGAATCGAACGGGAAGACAAATGCCCTATCTCTGGTGGTGATATTGCGTTCATGTCCTGTAATGTTGCACCTATTGACTCTCCAAAGATTAAGGGCGAAAGTGCGCTACCAAAAGAAGATAAAAAAACATAGAGTAAAAAAGGTAATGGAAATACGAAGTTTTACCGAACTAGGCACACCTAAAATATCAGAAGGGAGAGTAATTGAAGGTTATGCGATAGTGTTTGAAAAAGAAAGCCGCGTGATGTATGATGAAGAAAGAAAACGTTTTTTCATTGAAGTTATAGAACGTGGCGCGGTGACTGAGGAACTTTTAAACCGATGCGATATAAAGGCAGTCCTTGAACATGACAAACGTAGACTATTAGCAAGATGTCGTAACGGTATAGGTTCTCTTTCATTGAGTATTGATGATTACGGGTTAAAATACCGTTTTACTGCTCCACATACAAGTGATGGTGATTTCGCCGTAGAAATGATTGAACGCGGTGATATTTTTGGTTCTTCCTTTGCCTACTATGCAGATGGTAAGGATAGATCAAAAGTTTCATATTCAAAGAAAGACGGAATACTATTACGTTCCGTGCGTGAGATTGATTATATCTCTGACATTTCACCAGTTTCTGACCCTGCGTTTTTCGGTACAGATGTAACGGTTAGAAGTATTGAAGGAGTAGAACAGCTTCTTAATACAAACAGCAATTATTTATTTGAAATAGAAAAACTAGAAAAATTAATTTGACATGACAAAATTAGAAGAAGTAGCTCTTCTTAAAGAGCAGATGAGGTCTTTGTTATCACAGGCGAAAACAGAGAAGAGAAGTCTTACCGAAGACGAACAGGCAAAATTTAACGATTTGATGTCTCGTAAAAATCAGATTGTTATTGATGAGACACTGAGAAGTTTAGAAAACTGCAAAACATCATTCTTGCCGGAAAATAAAAGAGCCGCTTTTGCAAAGGTTTTATTCGACGTTTGTAATCATCGCTCTTTGTCCGAATACGGAAGCTTTGCAGATGCTAAAGGCTTAACTTTCTCTATGCGTGCAGATGAAACGGTGGCAACTAACACAACTGACGCTTCATCAATGATACCTACTACGATTGGGGATGTCATTGAACCGCTTGAAAAGGGGCTTATTATTAGTAAATTAGGCATTAAAATGCAGTATGGTTTAGTTGGTGAACTAATATTTCCGACATTGGCGGCTGTTGAAGCTACAATTGAAGGTGAGAACACCAAACTTAATCCTACGAAGTTGGACATTGGGAATCTTAAAGCCAGTCCATGGCGTGTCGGTTTGTCTATTCCCGTGTCTAATGACGCAATAGATCAAACTAACGATGCTTTGTTTGATATCACAGTAAAACAATTGTCTTTAGCTGTTGCGCGTCTTCTGAATAAGGTAATGTTTTCTAACGCGAAACAGGGGAAAGCTTCAAAAGGGGTGTTCGTGAAAGATACTCCTAATGTAGAATACGAAACGGCTCCGACATTTGAGAATGTAGTAGCATTGGAAACTGCTGTGATGGATGAAAATGTAGATGTGACAGACGGGACGACAGCATACATTTGTAGCCCTAAAATGTGCGGTAAATTAAAAACAACCCGTATAGAGAAAGGCTCTCCCGAAATGGTGCTCAAAGATGGCGTGATGAATGGATATCCGGTATTCATGACTAATTATATGGGGGCTGATGAAATCGGGTTCGGTGTCTTTTCTAATGTTGGGGTCGGTCAATGGGGAAAAATCCGTCTTACTGTTGATGATATATCTTTAGCAGATACTAATGAGACAAAGTTCACGCTTAACTCTAAATATGATATTATTGTAGCTCGTCCAGAAGCGTTTGCAATTGCAAAGAAAAAGGTTGTTGCTCCTGCAAAAGCGTAATCCATTTTCATTAATCTAAAAGGCTTTAGCGTTACTGCTTTAGCCTTTTTAATTTTATCATTATGAAAGAATACGTAACTTTAGATGAGTTGAAACAGCATCTTAATGTTGACTTTGACCATGACGACATTTATATATCTGGATTAATTGAACCTATTCAATTAGCAATAGAATCTTATTTGAATAATCCGATTGAAACTTACGTTAAAGACGGGAAAATAGATCGCCGTATCTGGCACGCAATAAGAATACTTGTTGCAAACTACTATGCAAACCGTGAAGATATAACATTTGCTGCTGCTAATGTTATTCCCGGTCATATTGCACTATTACTACAACCTCTTAAAAAATACACATAATGCAGGCAGGATTACTAAGAGAAATTATCCGGTTTCAGGAAAGTAGAACGCAACGTGATGAATTGGGCGGTTCTTCTGATAATTGGGTAGATGTATTTTCAAAGCGTGCTGATGTTAGGTTTGCATCCGGTAACCGGACACTGGTAAACGGTGAAGTCTTCAACCCGTTGGCGATAACTTGCAAGATAAGGTATTGCAAAGAGATACACGAAAAAATGATATTCATTTATGAAGGAAGAAAGTATAAGATAATTTCTATTAATCGCGATAGACTACAACAATGTACGATCATACAAGCGGAGTTAATCAATGAGTAATGAAATAATATCCGGGCACAGGGTTAGTGTTGATGTAGAGCAAGTAAATAGGCTATTAACGCAGCTAAATGATAAGGACGCTAAAAAAGCGATAAAGTCGGCTATTCGTAAGTCTGCATTGATAATCAGGAAAGAGGCTCAAAACAGGCTGGTTTCTTCGATACCGAATGCGAGTAAGTCAGTATCAAAGAAGGGTACGACTTATAAGCCATTGAAGAACGATATAAATTTAGCGGTCTACAGGGATGCAGGCGGCGCACGCATTGATTTGCTGAATAAAAGGAAAAAGGGGGCGCGTTCCTACGTTCTCCGATTTATAGAGTTTGGGACAGTAGAACGCGCTACCAAGAAAGGGGCGAACAGGGGTACTATGAAAGCTTACAACTTTTTTAGTGATGCGATTAACGCAAAGAAGAAAGAGGCAGAAGACGCTTTGCAGCAAAATATATTGGATTCAATAAATAAGGTAATAAGCAAGAATAAATAAAATGAGTCTATCTATCGGCGTACATATATATGAGAAGTTAACATCATCTGCAAGCCTCAAAGAACTTGTGGGTGATAAGATATTTCCGGTGTCAACACAACAGGCTACAACCTTTCCTTTTATTCTATATAAAAGAAATTCACTTGTTCCCAATGTAACAAAGGATAGGTATGCTACAGGTGATAATGTGGAGGTTGAAATAGTTGTTGCTGATAGTAATTATATGCGCTCTGTTACTATAGCGGAGAAAGTACGCTCATTGATCGACCGGAAATCAGGAGAATATAAAACGTTCTCCGTTGTTGATGCCGGGCTGATTTCTACCGATGAATCATTTGCGGAAGATACATTTATTCAGCGACTTACATTCTCATTTGAAACTGAACCAAACATTTAAAATTAAATTATATGTCAGCAAAACAAGTATTAGGAAAAGTTTTGATGTTGTTCATTGGCGGGAAAGCTATCGCGTTGGCAACATCATGTAAATTAGGGCTATCGGCTGAAACGATTGATACACAAAGCAAAGATAGTGGAATGTGGAACGAAAAGAGCGTCAAGAAACTTGCTTGGAACTGTTCTAGTGACAACTGCTTTAGCGCAGATGAGGACATTAACGGTTATGATAAATTGTTTGCCTTGTTTGTTGCTGCTGAACCTGTTGAAATTGCTTTCGGTATTCCAAAGAACAAAGGAAATGAAATGCCTGCCGCTGGTTGGACTTTACCCGCAAAGCCATACAAAGGTAAGGCTGTTATCACATCTTTGGAACTGAATGCACCTGACGGAGATAAGGCAACTTTTTCCGTATCGCTTGATGGTACAGGCGCATTGTCGCCCGTGGCTGAATCCGCTCCCGCTTCTAGTGGGGCAGGCAAATAACTTTATTTCCTTAATTTGGGGCGGTGAAAGCCGCCCTTTCTAATTTATCATGTA